AATGCTGTATCATCAGAATTAACAAAGTTTTCTGACATTGTATTTGCTATAAATTCTTCAATAGAATTACTTGTCATTGTATCTGTGTTTTTCTCTATTACTTTTCTATCAAATTTGTTAGAAATATCAAGAGCAGTGACTGTTACTACATCACTGCCCTTTTCTGTTTGCACATCATCTATAATAAACAAAAATTGTCTGTACAATCCGTTTAGTACCATGAAATTATCTTTCTTTAGCCCATTTGTTTTCATTAATGTAAATGTAGATTTTGCATTTGTTTCTTCATCTAGATTTATTTGATAATCTGATAATTTGCATATAGATAAAATACTTAAATCTTGTTTTGATAAAACATATAACTCCATCTATATACACCTCTTCCATGTACCATTTACATTTATCCATCTAACCTTTCTTTTCCAAGTCCCCATTACATTAGTCCAACCTTTAGCTCTTTTATAAGTACCATTAACATTAGTATGTCCTGTTTTTTGATTTCCTGTTAATGTACAAGTTTTATCTATCCAGTTCCAATAAGAACCTTTTGTCGCAACACCAAATCTTATTGATGTTGAATTTTTAGTACCCATTTTTTTATATAATGTGTCAAGTTCTTCTTGAGTAAACTCTATTATATTTTCTCCTGCGTTTGCTTTTCTTTCCAATAAAGTTTTAAAAGGATTTAATAGTTCTATATAATATGTAATAGCCTCACCTGACGGATTATTTATAGTTATTCTTGAATTATCTCCTAAATAAAAATCAGATGCTGATGTTACTTTTGCTATATCTTTTGTAGTCCCATAAATAGAACTACTTTCAGTCCATAATTGACTAGACTGCCTTCTTATTTTTGTCTTAATTTTATATTGAGTATTTGGGGAAAGACCTGTTATTGTGTATGTAGTTCCACTTGCATCGTGCCAACTTCCATCATTTATTCTATATTGTACCCAATCAATAGTATGGTCTGCATTCCAGCGTACAGATATTGAGTTTAGACCTGTTGAATAAATATAATGTTCTGTAAAGTTTGCATATCTAGGCAAAGTATCTAAATCCCAAGAACCTGAACCATAACAATTGACAGCATTGCTATAAATTGCAGCCTCAATATATACAGAAAAGCTTCCATTTCCGTTTGAACTATGATTTATATCAAATCTTCCTGAACCGACAAGTGTGTCTTTGTATAATTGATTTCTGTCAGCCCAGAATGTGAAATCAGGAATCCCAGAAGTTTTATTTATATAAACATTAATTGGTCCTGCCCAATGCCAAGTAGTAGTATCTGTTCCATCTCCTCGTATTTCAAAATAAATTGAACTTTTACATTCTGATGAAGTGTTTGTATAGCTACTTCTTTCCCAATTAAAATTGACCCATTTTTTATCATTATATTTACTTGTTGAACAACTCCCTGATATAGCCATTAGACACCTCCTTTATTAATTAAAATATTGGTCGTATATATCTCCATCTTTTCCTCCTGATGGTGTACCTGTACCTCTGCTGTAATTTATCGCTGAAATTGAACCTAACTCTGATTTCAATTGATATTCTCCTAATTTTGTTTCTAAATCAGTTTCTAAAACATAAATACTTTCATCTAATACTTTGTCTAATGCTTCTTGTATTTGATTTAAAACAGCTGTAGCATCTTCATTTATCTTTGAATAAATGCTTTCTAGTTTTAAGAATGTTCTTCTATCAGCAAAATCAGTTATTCCGCTATCAGTCACTCTAAATCTAGCAAATTCATATTGATACATTGTTCCATCATTGTTTATATCTTGTTGCGTAAGTGTTGGATAAGCACTTGCATTACTAATAACCTTAATGCTTCCTTGATTAAAATCTTCTTTTGTGTTTTCTTGACTTAAATCAATTTCACAAATTAAGCTGTAATATCCATTCCCTGATACTTGTACAGTTTCAGTTCCCAATATTTGAAGGAATCTTCCTTTAATACAGAAATATCCTTCTCCTACTGTTGCTGTTGTGTTTGTGCTTGATAATTCGCAACCTTTTACAACTCCCATATTGCCTTGTAAAAAAGTATCGATAAATAAACCAAACGCTTCATTTTTAAACGTTTGGCTCTTAAAAACATGTCCTATTAACATATTAAAATCCTCCTTATACTGCTTTATACTCTTCGTATATTGTTAATTTTGCTTTTGTTATATCTTCTTCAGCTAATAATTTAACTTGATTTATTCCTTTGTTTAACTTGATAAAATTAATAAAATTAGGGCTTAACAAGTCAAATAAGTTTTCTTCTGTTCCATCTGCATTTTGTTTTTTTATTAATAGTTCTGTGTCTTTTGTACAATAAATTAGCTTTTCATTTTCTTGTAGTTCTAGTTCTAACTCTAAACTTCCTGTAAGCTCTCCATTCTTGTAAATAAAAATAGAAGGATTTTTTACATACCCTTCTATCTCTAGCTTGATTGGTGCTTCTGTGTGTCCTTTATTTTCAAACAATAAGTTTCTTGTTGTATAGTCAGCAAATCTACTGTCCCATTCAAAGTCCCATCTTATTTCGCCTTCTTCTTCTCCTACTGTTAAAACTATGTTTTTTTGCTCATACCATAGGGATTTTGCATTAAATGTCACAGGAACTCTTAAAACTCCATCTGTGCCGAAACTCGCTCTTGTCTACATTAGATATGTCTATGTCTTTAAAATACTCTGTAAATCCATTCTCGAAAGGCACTTTGTAGACAAACTTTAAATAATTTGCACTTTCAACAAAATCTATGAATTTTTTATAATTATCATACTTTTTAAATATTAATTCTCCATCAATTCGACCTTGTTTTAGCTTTCTGATATTCTGTATAAAATCATTTCCTATTTGTGCATATTGAATATCATATCCATAACCAAGTCCTGTTGGAGAACTTAAAAAGCAACCTTTTTCTACATCCATCATAGAAAAACGTTGCCCTGTTTCATTTTCTATATAAAATTCTCTTACCATTTTGCACTCCTTTTTATGCATAATAAAAGCACTCAATTAAGAGTGCTTGTTTTTATTCTAATCCTATATGTGTTTTAAGGTATACTTTTTCGTTATTAAATTGTATTGTTATTATTTGACCTTCTTCTAATCCTTCTTTTTCTCCCCAATTCATAAAATAAGTAATTTTATCAATAACTGGTGCTATGTATCCTTCTCCCAATATATCAACTACTTGTTCTACTGTCATGCCTTTATTTATTGAATTATACTTTTCTAACCAAGATTCATTTTTTTTCTGAAGCGTATTCTACCTCTCCTGTTGAATAATTGTAAGTAAACTTATCTAGATAGCCTTCTGCTTCTTGGGTTTCTTTATAATAATCAGATGCTCCTTCTCCCATTTTTTCAAATTTTCTTTTTAATTCCTTGTTTTCTAGGTATTGTTTAATACAAATACTCCCAATTATTATTGCAATTATTATTATTAACCAAAACCACCATTTTTTTATAATGTCTTTCATATTACCACCTCTCAATAATTTTACAATAAACTTATCAAAAAGTTTGTCGAAATATGTATTATAAGCTATATTTTTGTTAATATTGGCTTCCCAATCTTCTGTTTATATAGTTAAAAGCTGAATCAAGATTTGCCTCGTCCATCTTTTGAACATTAAAAGTAATGTTAGGAGTTGTAAATACTGTTTTAGTTTGGTCTATTACTGATTGTTTAATTGCTCCCATATTAGGTATCATATTAGAAAAGTTAGTTTTAGTTTGATTTGCTATGCTATCTATTTGCTTGTTTAAATTATTTTTTTCATCTTCTATTCCTAGTTCAGCACCCTTCATTACATTTTGGAATATATCTCTAGTTTTTCTTGAAGGAGAATGTATGTCAAATGATTTTTTTAATCTTGATAAAATCCCATCTGCAATTCCCGATGCTTTTGCCCACAATGTAGGCTCTGATTTTTTCATCTCCTCAAGCATTGGAGACATTGCGTTTTCCATTGCCTTTCTTGTTTTTTTAGGCATACTCTCATAACTTTCAATTATAGAATTAACCATCACTTGATTTTCTTCTGAAATTTCTCCACCATATAGTTCAGTTTGAGCTAACATTGATAACCATATTCCAAGTTGTTGAGCCTCACTTTCTGACATATATCTGTACATTTCATTCCAATTTGTTTCTACTTTTCTATTGTGTTTTTGATCCTCTTCTTCTAATACTTTTTGCAAAGCAAGTTTATCCCAACCAAATTCATCATTCAATCTTTTTATTTCGTTATTGTGTCTTTGATTTTCTTCTTCATTAATCGTATTGTAATGTTTAATATGTTCATAAAAAGCTCCATCTTGATTTGCCCTGTCCGCATATCCTTTACTATAAATACTTAATATTTCTGCTACTTCTTCATTTGCACTATTAATTTTTTCCTGTTTTTGTGCCATTAAATTATTATATTCTGTTGCATATGCTTCATTTTGCATATTAGCTTCTTCGCCATATCTCTGGTTTAACAAAGCAACTTCTTCTATTGAACTTTGTTCTATTAGATTTATTGTATTTTCAGCTTGTTGTTGTGCTGTTGCAATCCATTCTTGTGATTGTGCCTTATATTCCTCTAAACTACCTTGAAATGCTTCAGCATTTGTCACAGCTTGTTGTGTTATAGCTCCAGCAATCTCCTGTTGTATCTGTATTTCTCTATTTTTTAATTCTCTTAATTTCTCAAAATATTCATCTAATTGAGTAATTTCTTCTTGAGTATAATCTCTACGTTCATCTGAAGCAGTTTTACATATTTGAGTTATTCCTGCTTGTATTTCATCCATTTCATCTTGTAATCTTTGTTGTTCTTCAGTTGTTGCAAACATAGTTGTATTAAAATCAGACAAATATCCTTCAGCTGTTTGTATCCCTTCATAAAAATCTGCCGCCGCATCTCCCATTGTTTCAAACTTAGCTTTAGTTTCTTCTTCTGCTTTTTTTAATTCATTAACTATAATTCCTACCGCTGCCGTTATACCAATTACAGCTAATCCTGTCGGACTAAATGTAGCTTTAAAAACATTCGCCAAATTATTTACCGAAGTCTCACTAGAAGTCATTTTGCCAGAAGCTACTCCTATTGCTTCAGTAATATTTCCTATTCCTTTTGTTACTTTTCCTGTCACAGTTACTGCTGTTCCTGCTACTTTTAGCAATGGACCTGCAGCTGCAACCATTAATCCTATTTTTACTATATTATCTTTTTGCTCATCACTTAAATTATTAAATCCATCTACTAAATCATTTGCCTTTTCCAATAAATCATTTGCTATAGGTAAAAGTTTTTTCCCTAAACTACTTGTTAAGTTTTTAGTTTTAGCTGTTAGTTTTTGTATGCTTGATGCAGTATTGTCTTGAACTTCATCTCCATACTTTTTGCTTGTTTGTTCTAATATTCCTAATAATCTAATTTGTTGTTGTTCTTGGAATGTTAGTTTGTCCCAACTTTTATCTCCTGCTATTTGTTTAAATGCATCTGTTGTTTCCAATAATGCTACATTAACATTTACACCTAAATCTTCAATAGCTTCTGTGTTTCCAAGCAGACCTGACCTAATTCTGTCCATAACATCTTCCATATCTCGACCAGTCGCTGAAGCTATTACAGAAGATGCTTGTAATAATTTTTGTGTTTGCTCTGCATTTTCTTTTTGGTCATCTGTTATAGATTGAATTAAATTACCATATATTTGACTATACTTATAAGCATCACTTGCTGACATATTATAATCAAGTGCTTTACTTTCGGCAAATTCTT